AATGGCAGACAAGATAAGGAAACCAGTACCGAAGAACCAGAGAGAAATTTCTATCTCTCAACAGACTCCTCTTTTGGATAATCCAAATAGTGCTGTTGTACCTTTACCTGTTTTTGCAAATCAAAACGATCCTGCTACTGCTAAGAATTACCGTGCAGAACAGATCTCAGTTAAAGGAGATACTGAGAAAGATTATACAGTCGGTATTGGTGATTTAGATGAGACTATCGTTTATTATTTTAATAACGTAATCAAGCCGCAAGTATACCAGAACGGAACCACACTCCCGGTACCTGTAATTTACGGAAACCCTGAAAGATGGCAATCAGTTCAGAAAGACGGTTATTATAGAGATAAGAACGGAAAGATTATGTGTCCTATCATTATGTTCAAAAGAACATCTTTAGATAAATCTTACGTTATTGGAAATAAGCTAGATGCAAATAATCCACAAAACTATGCAATTGCAGGAAAAGCTTATCAAAAAGGTAATGCCTATTCAAACTTTGACTTATTAAATAATAGAAAACCTGTAACTGCTTACCAAGCAGTGGTTATTCCGGATTATGTTACTTTAAACTATGAATGCGTTATCTGGACCTATTATGTAGAGCAGATGAACTCAATCGTTGAAGGAATTAACTATGCATCAGATTCATACTGGGGAGATCCTAACAGATTCAAATTTAGAGCAAGAATAGATTCTTTTACTGATAATACAACAGTGAATCAGGGAGAAGAACGCCTGATTAAAACAACTTTTAACATTAAGATGTACGGTTATATCATCCCTGCCGTAATTAATAAAGAATTAGTAGCAACTAAGAAATTCTTCACTGCAGGAAAAGTAACTTTTGATTCAGAAGTAGTCGGAGATATCAACGACCTCTAAGTACTTTTTGAAAGGTTATTTGCTATTTATATTAGAACTATCTAACAAACTAAAATAAAATGGCAGAAACTTTATTATCACCTGGTGTTTTAGCAAGAGAAAACGATCAGTCGTTCTTGACCGCCCAGCCTATTCAGGCCGGAGCAGCCATCTTAGGACCTACAGTTAAAGGCCCGACAGTACCGACCGTCGTTACTACTTACTCAGAATACCAGAACAAATTTGGAACCTCGGTGCAATCAGGTTCAGACTTCTATACCTATTTTACCTCAATAGCAGCGTTTAATTACTTTCAGAACGGCGGTGATTCTTTGCTAGTGGGTAGAGTTACAAATGGTACTTACACAGCAGCTTCATCTTCTGCAATTCCAACAGGCTCAGGTGGACCTTCTACAGGTTTATCTCCTTTCGTATTAGAGACCTTATCAAAAGGAACTATTATGAATACTGGAACTACTGAATTGACAGGTGGTGCTCTAGCTACTGGTTCTACTGATAATATTAGATGGGAAATCGTTTCTCCTAATACAGCATCAGGAACTTTCTCTTTGTTGATCAGACAGGGAAGTGATACAAATAACTCAAAAACAGTATTAGAAACATGGACTAACTTATCATTAGATCCTAAAGTTTCTAACTATATTTCAAGAGTACTTGGAGATCAAACTCAAACAATTGCAACAGACGGAACTACTTACTATATCCAAACTAGCGGATCTTACGCTAATGCTTCTGCTTACGTAAGAGTAAAGAGTGTTAACTTCCAAACTCCAAACTACTTCGACAACACAGGAACTGCTAAAGCACAATTTACCGGTTCATTACCGATTGCTTGTTCAGGTTCATTCAACGGAGCAACAGGTACTCCTTTCACAGAAAGAGTAGGTAAATTCTACGAACAGGCTGGTTTGACTGCTAATGCAGATTCTCAAGGTGTTACAGGTAGTGATTACACAGTAATGTTAAACCTACTTGCTAACGCTGACGAATATAGCTACAACGTAATTTCAATGCCAGGTTTGAACAGAGTTAGTGCTGCTTCTCAAATTACAACAGTAGTAACAAATGCACAGAACAGAGGTGATAATATCGCAGTTGTTGATATGGTACCCTACGGAACTGCTTTAGCTTCTGTAACAGGTCAAGCATTGGCAATGGATACTTCATACGGTGCAACTTACTGGCCATGGGTACAAACAGCAGATCCAGATTTAGGAAATAACGTTTGGGCTCCTGCTTCTACTTTGATTCCTGCAGTTTATGCATTCAACGATAACTCATCTGAGGCTTGGTTTGCACCTGCTGGATTTAACAGAGGCGGTCTATCTACAGTAGTAAGAGCTGAAAGAAAATTAACTCAAGGTGACAGAGATTCTTTATACCAAGGTAATGTTAACCCAATCGCTACTTTCCCTAACCAAGGCGTTGTAGTATTTGGTCAGAAGACGTTACAGAAAAAAGCATCTGCTTTGGACCGGGTAAACGTTAGAAGATTGTTGATCACAGTTAAAGATTACATCTCTCAGATTGCTGATACTTTAGTGTTCGAACAAAATACTTTGGCAACCAGAAACAGCTTCTTAGCTCAAGTTAATCCTTACTTAACTTCAGTACAGCAGCGTCAAGGTCTTTATGCTTTTAAAGTAGTAATGGATGACTCTAATAACAGTGCTGATGTAATCGACAGAAATGAGTTAATCGGTCAGATTTATTTACAGCCTACCAAGACTGCTGAATTCATCTATCTAGACTTCAATTTAACACCAACAGGAGCTACATTCCCAGGTTAATAGATATTTATAACTGATAAACATAATATAACATGGCAGTATTACAACCTAACGAAATATTCTTCACCGCCTTTGAACCCAAAGTAGCGAATAGATTTATAATGTACGTGAATGGTCTTCCTTCATTCTTCATCAAAGGTGTCACCGGAGTTGAAGTAACTGCAGAAGAAATTACTCTAAATCACATCAACGTATACAGAAAAGTAAAAGGAAAATCTAAGTGGTCTGATATTTCAATGACCCTTTACGATCCCATTACTCCTTCTGGTGCTCAAGCCGTAATGGAGTGGGTACGTCTTCACCACGAATCAGTAACCGGTCGTGATGGATATAGTGACTTCTACAAAAAAGATTTGACTATCGACATCTTAGGTCCTGTAGGTGATATCGTTTCAGAATGGATTATCAAAGGAGCATTCATTAAGTCTGCTAAATTTGCCGATCTAAACTGGGATACTGATGCAGAAGCACAGAACATCACCTTGAACATCGGAATGGACTACTGTGTATTGAACTTCTAATTAAACTTAACCTTAAAGAAAGAGCCCTCCTATTTATTAGAGAGGGCTTTTTTATTACATGAAACTCATAGATCTACTAAACGAACTGGTTATGCCACCGGCTTTAAAAGCCAAACAATACGAATTAGAGAAAGACGGCTATACAAAAATAGGAGGTGGAGATAATGGCATTGTAATGGAAAAAGGATCCGACGTAAAGAAGCTTACTACGGATGTTGATGAGCTAGAACACGCTGAGAAACTATTAAACCATTCTTTCTCATGCATTATCCCTATCTACAAAGTAGAGAGATTGGCCGGAGGTAAGACTGGTGTGATTGACATGACGAATGCCGAGCAGTTAGCACAGCAGGAAGCACAGGAAATCTCTATTAATGGAACCAAAGCAGAAGACTACCTAGTATACGACGAAGAATTAGATCCTAAATTATCAGATAAGTTAAAGCAATTCTTAGTTAGCCTTAAAGAAGCATTTAAACAAGCAGGCATTAACCCAGATGAAATCGATTGGTCACCTACCAACGTTATGAATTACAAAGGAAATTACGTTTTAGTGGACGTATAAACCTAATTCATATATATTTATAAGAGAATAGTTATAACAAACAAGTATATGTCAGAATTTAAAATGCCTACCGAAGTCATTGAACTTCCTTCTAAAGGTTTACTTTACCCAGAATCAAATCCATTATCCTCAGGTAAAATTGAGATGAAGTATATGACTGCAAAGGAAGAAGATATTCTTACCAACCAGTCTTATATTCAGAATGGAACAGTTTTGGATAAGTTACTACAGTCGTTAATTATTTCTAAAATTGATTACAACGATTTAATTATTGGAGATAAAAACGCTATCCTAGTTGCTTCTAGAGTTTTAGGTTATGGAAGTGATTACCAGTTTACATACAACGGAAAATCACACACTGTAGATTTATCAAAATTAAAAAATAAAGAGTTTGATGAGACAGGTATTACTAAGGGAAAAAATGAATTTAAATTCACTCTACCTGCTACTAACATAGATATTACTTATAGATTATTAACTCACGGAGATGAAACTAAGATAAATAGGGAGTTGGAAGGGTATAAAAAGATTAATAAAGATATGGTACCTGAACTTACAACCAGGTTAAAGTTCATGATACAATCTATTAACGGCTCTACTGACACTAAAGATATCAGAGATTTTGTTGATAACCACCTACTAGCAAGAGATTCTAGAGCATTAAGAGAGCATATTAAAAAAACCCAACCGGACGTTGATCTATTCGTTGAACTAGAAGACGGTGAGTTTATCGATGTACCGATTAACTTGTCTTTTTTTTGGCCTGACGCCTGAGACCGTTAGTCAGGCAAGGATGAATTTGTTTTCCGAGATACATGAGATACTGTTTCACGGCCAGGGAGGGTATGACTATAACACAGTGTATAATATGCCGTTATGGTTGAGAAAGTTTACCTTCAGTAAATTACAGGATTATTATACTAAACAAAATGAGCAGATGAAAGCTGCTAGCAAAAAAGGTGGTTCGACAACCTTGATGGATTCTTCCGGTAATACTAATAAGGCAGAAGCTTTGAAAGCCAGTCCGGGTAAAGTTCAATATAAGTAAAAACCTAAGAGTTTTAATATTTATACTTAAACCCAATGGCACAAAATCCACAAGATGTACAAAAACTATTAGATCAAATAGAAAGTACCTATAGACGTATTGGGCAAACAAATCCATTTAAGAATTTTGATGCAAGTGCATTTACGGATGTAAATGATGCAATCAACGTCCTAAGCCAAGGACTCGTAACAGCTAAGAAAAAACTACAGGATTTAAGCGGAGATGTTAGAGAGTTAGTCGGTTCTTTCAAAGCCATTGTAGGTGAAATAACAAACACTAACGTAGGTGTTACAAGCACAGTAAAATCTTTTAATAAACTTACCAGCATAGCATCTAAAATACAATCAGATCAGCTGGGAATAACTAAGTTACGAGCAAAAGAGTTACAAACCTTAGAAAAACAGCTTAGAGAAGAAAAAGAGAGTTTAGAAGCTAATAAAGAATTACTAAAAGGGAAACTTCAAGAATTATACGCTAAAAAAAGAACAGAAGAGCTAACTGCAAAAGAAGTAATTGAGTTAGAAAAAACCAAAGCTGCCTATAGAGGTATAGTAGGATCTTTAGAGGATCAAGATAGTGCAATGAATTCTCTTAATGCAAAACTCCAGCAGAGAATTGTACAAGAAGAACAGATTGAAAAGCTAGAAGGACTTGGTGGAGCAGCAGTAGAAGGAACATCCGCTGCGTTAGATAAGTTAGGTTTCGGAGGATTGTCTAAAAGACTCGGCCTCGACGAAGTAAGAAACAAGATGCGAGAGACAGCCGAAGAGATTCAAAAATCAGATGAATACACCGGCGGAATGGGGGATAAGATGAAAGTCTTAAAATCCGGTATTAGCGAAGCAGGAAGTCAGTTTGTAAACAACTTAAAAGACCCTGCAGTAGCTACAACCCTTGTAGTAAAAGAATTTGCAGATGCATTAATTAAAGGAGATAAAGCAACAGGAGAGTTAGCCAAAGGTTTTAATATGTCCTACGGTGCAGCTTCTAATCTAAGAAGTGAATTAAACACTGTTGCAAATTTAACTGGAGATGTTAATGTAAACACTCAAGGATTACAAGAGTCTATGATGGCTGTTGGAAAAACCCTAGGAAGTAACGCCAAATTAAATAAGCAAGACCTAATAACCTTTACGAAACTCAGAGAACAATCAGGACTAACCAATGAAAATCTTGCAAGCATGCAACGATTTACACTATCTTCTGGCGGTACTTTAGAAGATAATACATCAGAATTCTTAGCTCAAGCACAAATTACAGCTCAAAATAACGGAGTAGTACTAAATACAAAACAGTTACTTGAAGAAACAGCCAATGTCTCTGATGCAATTAAGCTATCAGCCGGCGGAACAGCAGGAGGCTTTGCCAAAGCAGCAGCCCAGGTTAAGTCTTTAGGAATGTCCTTACAGCAAGTTGATGATATTGCTAACTCCCTTTTGCAGTTTGAAGATTCAATCACTGCAGAACTAGAAGCAGAACTTCTTGTGGGTAAGGACTTAACATTAGAAAAAGCAAGACAGGCAGCTCTCAACGGAGATCTAGCAACTGTTGGAGAAGAAATATCAAAGCAAATCGGATCTTCTGCTGAGTTTACTAAAATGAACAGAATTCAACAGGAAGCCTTAGCTAAATCTGTCGGAATGTCAAGAGACGACCTTGCGAAGACATTAGTGGAAAGAGAAGCCCTAGCAGGATTATCAGGAAAAGAAGCTAAAGCAGGAAAAGAAGCTTTTGACGCTTTAGTGGAAAAGTACGATGTCGAGACAGCTACTCAAATGATAAAAGAAAAAGGGTTCAAGACTTTAATGGATCAACAATCAGTGCAAGAAAGGTTTAATAAAGGTATTGAAAAGCTAAGAGAGCTCTTTGTAGGTTTAGCACAACCAATACTCAGCATTGTATCTCCTCTTATAGACTTAGTAACCACGGTACTTCCAGCTATAAACTTCTTACTATCTCCTTTAGTAGAAGGATTTGGTCTGATAGGAAAAGCGGCAAACTACCTGGCAGACGGTTTGAAAAAAGGAGAAGCACCTGCTATAGCATTATCTACAATCTTAGCAGTAATGGCCCGCAGACAAATTGCAGCAGCAATCGGAGGTATTTTTAGCGCATTATCCGGTATTCCTTTTGGTGTAGGGTTATTGCTAGCAGGAACAGCAGTTGCTGGTATGTTCAGCTTATTAAGCAAATCAACTACGGCAATTCAAGACGGTATGATAGCTCCTGATGGAGGGTTAATGGTATCTGGTAAAAAAGGAACCTATCAATTAGATAAGAACGACACAGTAGTTGCTGGAACTGATTTAGGAGCTAAAGGTGCTGGAGGAAGAGCTGCCGGAATTGATATCGGACCTCTAGTAGCAGAGATGCAAAACGTTAGAGCAGTCCTTCAGCAGATCCTAGCTAAGGAAGGAACAGTTCATATTGATTCTACTAAAGCCGGAACAGCATTTGCAGTAGGTACTTCCAAACTACAATAAGCAAATATTTATAATAAAGCAATAAACAATGGGACTTTTAGATAAACTACAAACTCAAGGATCTGTCTTAACTAATTTAGATGGATCTACCCCAACCGGCTATTATGATATTGGAGGTGTAACCAATTACCCCAAACAGCTTGCCGGATCTCAATTAGACCTAGACGGTAAAAAACCAGTTGAATACGACCAGGTTACAAAATACCCTGCCGGTCTAGCTGCATCACAGCTTGACTTTGACGGTCAAACACCAAAAGTACCTGGAAAATATCCTTATTTAGATAATCTACCCAAATAATGGGATTAATCGACCTTAAAACTGATCTGAAGAGTTTAAAATACTCAAAGGACAGGATAGGTGGCGGATCAAGCAAGCAACCGTTTGTCCAGAAATCTATACCTGATGGGTTTAATGCGGTCGGAAATACAGGAGGATTAGATGTTTTAACTAGAGGAGGTTCGTTAGTTTTTCAAAAAACAGCAGATGATGTCTCTAGATTAACTAAATTACTTTTAACACCGAATACATTCCAAGGTCCTGCTTTTACAGTTAAGCAGAATGTACTTTCTAGACAGAACGTTCAGACCCAAGCAAGTCCCAAAGCTTTAAATCAGGGTCCTTACCTTCCAACAAGTACAATTGCTCAGGCTGCAGTATCTGCAACAGGATTACATTTTAATACATTTGGTATTAATCCAATACCGGGCTTACCGCAAAGTTTAACAACCTACTCTGATGTTGTTACTTCAAGACAATCTGAATTTGATAATAGGTTAGTTAAACTAACTAACACTTTTGTTGATATTAAAACACTAGGTAACACTCTATTAAGCTACCCAGGAGGACCCGGTTCTATTCTAGGAGTAGGATTAACTAGAATTCAAACACCCGACAATCAAAGAACAGGTAAGAATAGTGTTAATGCAGAATACAAAAACCCGGAAAAATACGTTATTTTAAAAGATGCTACTATACTAGTAGGAGCTTCTACCAAAGCTTTTGAATCCCGGATTATAAATCAAAAAGAATACGGGTATAGCAAAGATAAAGCACAGAGCATTATTGGACTTAACCCAGTAGGAGATACTTTTTCTGCAGTTTATGGAGTAGACTACACACAAGAGTTAGCAACAGCGACTACAGTACAGAATTTTAAAGTTAGCCTTGGTGTTGGTACTAAAAATGCGGTTAATCTAGGTGTAAACTCTATTTATGCAACGTTAAGTAACTTAACCGGTTCTTTATACATTCCGGTAACAGGCAGTGAGAGCAATTCAGGCAAACTACCAAATGCTTTTAGGAGAACATCGCAACCTACACTTACAGCTGATCAAGATAATGTTGATAATTTAGATAACCTACAGGCTTATGCCTATACTGCCGACGAACTAAAGACAGCTCCTTCTTATAGAGTAGATTCAAAACTTACCGATTTTAGAAAGACTTTAAGAACAAGCTTAAAAGGAACTACATTAGCCAACGGAAAATTAAACGGAGCATTAATCGATGCACCGGACTACTCTACTACAAATATTGAACAGAGAGTTCATCTAGGAAACCCAGCTGACCCGCTTAGAGACTTAAGCAGTTATACTGCCGGTACTGGATTAGGAGCAGTTGATAAAATTAACGCACTTCCTTTATACAAATCAGATAAAGTAGCTGAGGACGGTACACTCCCGGTTAACGACTTAGTTAAATTTAGAATTGCAATAGTTGGAACAGATGGTCAAAAAGTATTTATTCACTTTAGAGCATTCTTAGATAGCGTTTCAGATACTTACTCAGCTGACTGGCAGTCTCATAAGTATGTCGGTAGAGGAGAGAATTTTTATACTTATGGTGGCTTTGATAGAAAAATTTCACTATCTTGGACAGTATACGCTCAATCAAAAGAAGAGCTTATCCCAATGTACCAAAAACTCAACTACTTAGCATCATCTTTAGCTCCAAGATACAACGGAGGATTTATGCAAGGTACTTTAGCAGAGTTAACAGTTGGAGGTTACGTTCATGACCAGCCTGGAATTATAACCGGGTTAACTTATGAATTATCAGAACAATCAACCTGGGATATCGGAATTGACGATGTAGGAGGATCTGATGATAGAGTTAAGGAATTGCCTCATATGATTAAAGTATCAGGATTCAGCTTTACCCCAATTCATACTTTCATTCCAGAAAGACAGCAGAATGCTTACGCCGGTGCAAACGGAAAAGTAAGTTCATTCGGACAAGAAAGGTACATAGGCTTGAAAGCAAAGACTAGTAACTACGATACAGACGTTTCTCCTAGCTTAGGAAGGAATAATACAACAAAACCAAACTGGGGAACAGATGCAGAATGGGATGCTTATAATAAAGAAAGAATCCGCACTAACGACCCAGCCTTTAAGAATACTCAATAAAATAAATGGATAGATATCAAAACATACCTCTAACAAAGTATAATGGAAAACGAGCATACCAAACTTCTCGTTATCCGGAAATACCTTTGAATGAAAATGATATTTATGTTATTACAACTGTTGGAGATCGATTTGATTTATTAGCCCAACAATACTACGGAGATAGTTCTTTATGGTGGATTATTTCAATTGCTAACGAAGAATTAAAGCAAAACTCATTAATACCACCTCTAGGAGGTCAAATTAGAATACCTTATAACCCGACTGAGGTTATTAATGAATTTAATAGAATAAACTCGTGATATGGGAAACATTACAGGAGAAGGTTTTAAAAGTTATGTTGCTAAACAGATCACAGTCCGGCAGCGAAATCTAGGCGATGCAAGTCGTTCTAGAACTCAATTACTACAGCAGAACGCTAACTCGGCATGGATTAAACTAACCTCGGCAATCGTTGTAAAGAATACTGAGAAGTTTGGATATGATGCAGACATTGCTCAAAAGTATGCTTTGTTTGGAGGTACGTTAGCAGGATCTACTGTCTTAGGAGGTCTTAATGCTTATAATCAATTCGGACAAGAACAAGGACCAAGACCGGCACCCGGTATTACTTCTTTTGAAACTAAAAACCGAAACAGAGGTTCTGTAAGAGAATCTACTATTCAGATTAAAGCTTATAATAGAGCCCAGTTTGATTTACTGGATGTTCTTTATTTACGTTTAGGTTACTCTGTTTTAATTGAATTTGGAAATAGTTTATATTTTGATAATAATAACGTCTTTCAGACATTCTCAAATTCAGATACACTAACTACAAGCTTCTTAGACGGAACTTACACAGGAAAGCAAGATCAGTTACTTACTGCAATCGAGAAGAAAAGAGAATTAACCGGAGGTAATTACGATGCAATTTTTGGAAGAATAAGCAATTTCAGCTGGAGCTTCCTCCCAGACGGTTCTTATGATATTTCAGTAACTATAATGAGTTACGGAGACGTTATTGAATCGTTGAAGCAAAATACAATGTCTGAGGATACTTCAGCATCTCCTCAAACAGCTGAACAGAAACAACAAGCCGAAGAACAGCAGCAAAATGCTCAAGCAGCTTTAGATGCAGCAGACACCGACGCTAAAGTAATTGATGTTCTCCAGAACATAAGCGTACTAGGTAGACTGTTTTGGGATATAAAAGACGACATGCTTCGTAATCCCGGACCAGGAAGTAACAACTGCAGATCTTTATCTTCAGCAAATCCTTTTAGAATCAGCGGATACAGCAAACACGATGCAATAAAGATACACAGTGAAGGTTCCGGAGAAGATTACTACTATATCCGTTTCGGAGCATTACTTCAGTTCTTATGGGATAAGAATATGCTGTATGTAGATGCACAAGGTCAAAACCCACTGTTGAAATTAGATAACGATGCTGCATCAAATTTAATTTACAAAACACCTTATACATTATCAGGTAATCCTTTGATCTGTGTTGTAAGAACAAAAATAACATTACAAGGGTCAGATCAAGATTTTGACGGAGATGTTTATAAGGATATCCCTGACGAAGGTGTCTTTCAGGATCCAGACAATACAGATTCTGGTAAACTGATGAATGTCTATTTGAACCTTGCATATCTTCTAAAAGAATCCAATAACATTAAAGATGCTAGCAATAAAGTTAATTTCTACGATGTAATCAAGAAAGCCTGTGAAGGCATTCAAAGTTCATTAGGAGGTATAAACAAAATAGAACCTACTGTCGATGCCGATGAGGGAAGATTTTATATTTTAGATGAAGTACCTATTCCATCCCGTCAAGCTGAACAGGCAAAAACTCCTGCTGTAATAATGAAAATTTATGGAGTAAATCCAGGCGGGGAAGGAACGTTTGTTAGAGACTTTGGAATTAAGACAGAAATTACAAATGCTTTAAGTTCAACTATTACAATCGGTGCTCAAGCTAACGGCTCTGTAAAAGGAGAAGATGCTACAGCATTCTCAAAATGGAACGAAGGATTAACTGATAGAATACTTCCGGTTAAGAATAACAAAGGAGAAACTGATACTGATAAAAAAGCTAAAGCAAACAAACAACAACAGCTAAACGAACAGTATAAAAACATCCAGCAGGAATATATGAACTTCCTTCAAGGTCAAGCTAATTTTGATTGGGAAGAAGATAAGGTTTCAAGCTTTAGTTCTATCTTAACGAACATGCTTACGTTTACCCAAACCACTGCTGCAACAAGTACTAATTCAGCATCAGGAGGATTAGGATTCTTACCTATTAATTTAAACCTAACCTTTGATGGAATAGCAGGAATGAAAATATATCAGCAGTTCACAGTTGATAGCTCATTCTTACCTCGCAACTACGGATCTACATTACAATTCTTAATTAAAGGAATTACTCATAAGATAGATAATAACCAGTGGATTACCAGCGTTGAAACAGTTGCAGTTCCAGCCTCAGTTGCTAAGTCAACAGCCAACCAATCTTTCACAGGAATTAAAGCAGTTGCAGGTCCATCCGGAACAGGAGGAACAGCAGCAGCACCAACCGGTGAAGTTAGATACCCTTCCGGAGTAGCTGGAGCTGTAAGATTAAGATTAAAAAGACAAAGGGAGGTGTTTACACCCGGTGCTACCAAACCAGACGGAGTTGGACAGACTTTAGGTATCCTCCAAGTTCTTGACGGAAGCGGAAAGCTACTAAAGGAATATACAACAGTTGAAGAACCTTGGAGAGGAAATAGAAGCTCTATCAGCTGTATTCCTCCAGGCCGCTATACATTTACAAAATCAAAAGCAAACAATCATGCTTCTTTAGGAAACGTTTTACGATTTGCCGGTATTCCATTTAGAGACGGAGTATTAATGCATATAGGAGCAACTCATAAAGATACTGAAGGTTGTATCCTACCCGGTATTAAAGAACAGTTAGATAGGAATGGAGACAAAGTACCTGATAACAGGGGTGGAGAAGGAACAAACACCGCTGCTGCAATGACTCAAATCCTTAACTACTTATATCCTTCAGGAGCACCTAACAGTACTTACACAATTGAAATTTACGGAGTACCTGGACAGCAGTATATCGAATCTAGAGACGGTTCAGTCTACGCTGACCCTTCAGCATCACCTGCAGAAGATGGAGCAAAGCAATCCAGACAAACTTACGTTGATTACGTAGTTCAGTTAAACAAAGTACTAAATTTAAAAGATGCTTACGACAAAGGTAACCCGCTTTTAAAATCAACAGTTAATGCAACCAGAGTAGCCGGATTAGTTTCTGTAGATAATGTTGATGAAGGAGCTAGGAGAATACGAGCTTTAGTAAATCAAATAAAACAAAACATTGGAGGTAAGCCTGCTCCTTGGCAGAATAAATTATCTCTAGATAAATTGATCCCTGATCATAAGAAAATTTTCGTTGAGCAGTTTAACGGATTAGTAAAAGCAGTCTTGGATAAAGATAACACTTTTATATTTAAGTACCCGACAACAACTAATGCAAAAGTAGTCAGTACTGAAGGATATACTTTAAAACCAGATTACGGATAAGACATGGCATACCTACCCAAACACTATGTAAAGACGGGATTGACTGCCAATCCTGGAGAGTATATCGATAGAGCAACCGGACAGCCTTATTCCGGACCTTATTACGCAATTGCAACCGGACAATTCTTTGCCGGTGTAGGACCTCAAGATCCGAACGCAAAAGAAATACTAGCTTACGGTAATGGAGAATCTGGACCCGGAACTCAATACCAGCAGGTAGGAGTAGCGTTTAATCTCGATGTTGCTAATATCAAACCTGGTCAAAGCTCTTTCAACATTCAGAATCAGCCCTCAGTAAACTTTCAAGTATTTCAACCTCAGATGGTTAATGATTATACAACAATCAAAAAGTATCAATCAAAAGACTTTGAAGCTCGGTTATTACCTTACGGAGTAACTCCTATACCGGATTCTAATGATTATAAGGTTGGTGAGTATCAAAGATACTTCTGTAAGAAGACAAATCAGAATACTTATTTAGAAGTAGACTTTCAACAGTTTAGTAGTATCTCAAGTAGAGATCCTAAATTCTTTTGGGAGCAGTATTTTGTATTTTCTCTTCCATGGTCAATCACCGGACAGGAAGCTCAAGTTTACCAAACAAATAGAAACATAGTTTTAAAAAGAATAGCTAACCTAAAGCTTTTTGGCTTTCAAGCATTCCTAAAAGAAGATTACCTAAAGTTCTATAAGAAGTAGGATTCCTGAACATTAGTCCTTATCTTTATTGAAAGGTTATGTTTTGGTTAGTAGAAACACAAGAGCAGTTCGATAAGTTGCAATTTGAATTAGGAGAAGAAATCTTCATACTTCCTATTCAGACTCATCCGGAAATTCATCCGGGCATTTATGCACCGTTAAGTCTTTATCTTAGAGACGTTACTCAGCCGAAAGGCTTTCTAATTAATTACTTTCATCCGGAAGCTTTACAGTTTGACCCTCTACAGGTTAAGGAATACTTAAGAACTTTCAAGAAGATCTATACTCCGGATAAAAAAGCATTAAGTTATACTTATTTCGGTTCAAATACTTACGATCTTAATTTATTTGAGTATAAGGAGGTAAGAAAGCAGACTCATGCTCATAACTTTTACTCTCAAAGGTATTACGAGAGTGAAGATCTTAATTCAGTAATTCCGATAGTAAAGCATTTTGAGCAGTGTGAGATTATATTTGAAGAATATGCTTCAGTAATTAAAAAATATACTCCTAACGAATATCACGATGATCTATCTAACGTATTCTGGTTTATAGAAAGAAACGGTTTAAAGGTTAATAGTGCCTTTGAAAGATACTTTGACTTGAAGAGACCCTTTCTATCCCGCTATAACTCGTATACATTCACTCAATATAACCTCAATACAACTACCGGCCGACCTTCTAATACGTTTAACAGCTTAAACTTTGCTGCTCTACCTAAAGAAAACGGTTCTAGATCGGTTTTTGTACCGAGAAACGATTTTTTATTGGAGATTGACTTAACTGCTTACCATCCTACGTTGATTGGACAGATGGTTGGTTATGATTCACCGACAGGGGATATCTACGAAGATTTTGCAGCTAAGTACGGAATGGACCGAACTGAAGCAAAAGGATTGGTGTTTAAGCAGCTATACGGGCATATCTTCGATCAGTATAAAGACTTTGAATTCTTTCAGTTAACTCAGAAGCTTATTGAAGAGATCTGGAATACATTCGGCAGCAAGGGTAAGTACGTAGTCCAGGAGACTGGGAAGGTGTTTAAGAAGGATGACTTACCTAACATGAATCCTCAAAAGCTGTTTAATTACATAATTCAACATTGGGAAACTTACAGCAACGTTGCAATCCTTAAAGAAATCATTTATATTATTAATAACAAGGAGACAAAATTAGTACTTTATACTTATGATGCTTTCTTATTGGATGTTAGTAAGCAGGATAAAGAGGAGATTAAGAAGATATTAGGAGTATTTAACGACAAAAATTTAAAAATAAAAACAAGTTATGGACCAGACTACGACACTTTACAGCCCCTTTGATATTTATGATAGAGAAACTATCAATATCGGA